CCTTCTCTCTGTTGGTACCATACGGTTATCACTACAGGATTATATATATCTATAGAATCTAAGTCGCCGTTTTCATTAAAATAAGGAAATATTCCTGTCCAAAAAGAAGTAATCTCCCAATTATCTAGATTAGTATCATTAGCATACCCACTATCGTCTGGATTTACTGACTCAAAATAAGTCTTCAGCATCATATAGTCGGAAAAAACCTCGGTCATTCCTCCTTCATACGAGTCTATATCAGTATCGAAGCATTTCCCGTTATTCGGAGACCAGTTAGAATTCCAATTAGGCTGTGTTTCCCTTGTTATTAGGTCTACGCCATCATCATCTACATAGCCACCAAGACCATTCGTCTCGTAAGCCCTTCTTAGCCAATTCGGGAAAGTTTCCTCTAAATTGAAGAATCTATATCCTGCTACATGTGCCATAAATTTAAAAGCATCTTTAGTTATTGAGAAGTCGAAGTTTTCTGGGTCCCAATGTTGGTAAATACCTTTATCTTCCGTGACTTGGCATATTCCGGTTGAAGCCTGTATATAAGTTTCAAGATTATAGTTCTCTGCTTTAGTAATTAAATTAGTAAAATCGAAGCAGATAAAAGAAACTTCTTTAGTTTTCATATCATAAGAAGAATAGGATTTTATATATCCAGTAAAAATTTCATCCCCATTATCTGGAGATTCGTGGCTAAATAACTTAACAACTAAGCCTATGAAATCTCCAATATTATAAACAGCATTTACAATATTATCATAAATCCAATTATCAATATCCACAAGAGAAAACGATAATTGAGTAGAGTTTTTTTTGTGGTAATCTATATCGGTCATCTTCATCGGAGTTCGCTTATCCTTATACACTCTTTCGTACTCTTTTAAGTGGATAGGGTCTTCATCTCTATATGTAAATCTGTCGAATATTCTTATTATCATTAGTTACCCAAATCTATATTTCCCTGCTCCGTCATCTCTGCGACAAGTATAGGGTCAATCGTTTTAGCTTCTACATTTATAATTGGTCTATTTTCTTCTAGGTTCGAATCCATTGTTCTAATAGCCGAGATAAGTTCGTCCATTTTCTTGCTACTCATAGCTGATTCCTGTCTTACAGAGACACTCTTAACTAAGCCACCGTCAGCATAGGACATCTTTGGTATTGTAGGAATTGATAGCTTAGGCATCTTAATACCGCTACCCTGCATAATGTCTTTAAGCTTATATCCTTTCTGTAGTAGTTTCCTTAATATAAACAATTCTTTAAGATTTGGCAATGTAATTCTTTTTTCAAAGACCATTTCTTTCTCATGGACAGTTCCCGCTACTCTTTCACCAGTCTCATCTCTACCACCAACAGCACTAGTAAATCCACCACTTGCGAACTTCTGTGATTTAATACTGGCTACTTCAGCTAATACACTTGCTATAATAAAAGGTATCATTAACCAAGCAGCAGGATTTGACCAAGCAGCCGTTACAGCTACAGCCCCGTTAATAACAGCCTGAGCCACAGCCCATTCTCTTTGTTGCTCTCGAACTTTTTTCTCTTCCGCAAGAGCTTTCTTCTCTATTCTAGCCTTAGCCTGAGCATGTTTATCTTCAATCTGTATTATAGCTTCATGTTTAGCACGAACCCTTTCTACTTCACCTTGACGGATAGTTTCAGACGATAAGAACTCCATATCGTTTAAAGCCTGTCTTTGTTCATATCCAAATCTAGCTGCTCTTTCTGCTTCAAGTTTCGTAGCTTCTAAGGCTTCAAGCTGTGCATCTTTTTCAGTTTGTATTTGCTCTAATCTTTGTTCGTAATAAGCATTCCATATACTCGACAATCCAGAAACTACTTCTGATACAACTTGCATTGCGAGGTTAGCACTTATAGCAAAAGCTTTGAACGGATTCTTTTCAAACAGACCCGCGAGTGCTTTTACCTTGACGCTAATATCGTCAAAGATATTAGCGAGACCACCAAACAAACCTAAAGTTCCTTTACTTATAGAACCTTCTAATATATTGATAGCAGATACTTCCATCTTTTTCTCACGAAGTAAATCTAAATCCTTAATATGTTTTTTTAATTCTTCTTCTTCTTCTTTGTACTTTTCTTTAAGTAATATTCTTTCTTTTATATACCAACTGCTTATTTCATGCAGGTTTGTTTCGTACCCATCCGTAACTAGTGCATTATATTCTTCTTGGACAGCCAACCTTTCATCTTTGTACTTTTTATCTAAGCCTACAACTTCTTTCCCGAGCTTCTCTTCTATAGCCTTGACAACACTAGCTCTTAATTTATAAACTCGTAATATTTCTTTATTTTCAGAGAGTAAAATCCCTAGCCTAATCTGTTGCTCGTTACTTAAATCTCCGAGTTTTCGCAGCTCTGCTATTTCGATGATATTGGCGTCTTCGATTGCTTTTATATCTTTTGCAGACTTAATAGCGTTGTCAATTTTAGCCTTATAGCTTTGTCTTAGAAATTCTTTTTCTGTTTGATTGGTTTTCCTGCCAAGGTCGTTTTCTAGGGAAATTAATTTATCGTTCGCCTTTTTCAATCCGTCTGTGATTATTTTTTCTCTTTCAAGAGACTTTCCTTTAAGCATTATTATCTTGGCATTTTCGATTGCTTCTGCTTCTGTAATTTCAGCTTTAAGGTTTTTAATTTCCTTTTTATCTAATGGAGAACCCTTAGCTTTAACTGCGGCTTTTTCCTTGGCTAAGTATAACAATTCTTTCGCATATCTTATATTCTCTTCGTTTTCAACTTTAGCTTCTTCAATTCGCTCTTTATAATCTACATCAGATTCATTAATCTTTCTTTTTATCACACCTTCAGTATTTAATAGAGCCAACCTATCTTCGTAATATTCATTTATCTTGTTAAGCTTCTTTTCGTCTTCATTGTCTGTTTGGAATGCGGTTCTTTTAGCTATATCTTCAAGAGCCTTTCTTAATTCTTCGGCTAATTTCTTCTTACCTTTATTCCCTCTTTCGAGTATCTTTAATTCATTGTCTATCAACTCTTCGAGAAGACCTTTAGAGATAACTTGTTCGCTGTATTTATCTAAGATATTTTGTCTTATAGTTGCTCGTTGCAATGCTCGGTATTTCTTCGTAAAGACGACTTCTTCACCGTTAGCTTTAGCTTTTTTCTCGTGATGTTCTTTTTGAAGCTCTATTATTTTATTGTAGAAGTCGAGATACTTTTTATCAGAGTCGCTTATCTTTTGTCCTGCCCTCATCTGATTTTGTATTACTGCTACTTTTTTAACTACCGTGTCCGATAATGTTGTAAATCTTTCTGTATATTTAGTCCAATCGACACCAAATAAATCAAGGTTATTTTTCTTAAATAAGGCTTCACTTAGAGCGTTTGATTTTTCATCGGCAATAGCAAAAAAGGAAAATATATCTGACAATCCAAAATCTTCCTTGTTGAATGGAATAGTAAGAGTATCTCTTATTTCTGCGAAAGCCTTAGAACCTTCTACTGCATTCTCAAATGTAATTCCAGCTATAGTTTTGAAGTCCTGTATATCGAGAATTTTTATTTCGGTGTCAACTCCAAGTGCAGTTAGTGCAGATTTAAGGTAATTGTCTAATTTTTCTATATCAGACATTGCTTTTGCAGTATCTACGTTGATAGTCAAGCCTCTTTCAAGAGTCGCCGCAGTTTCCTCCCATTTTAAACGAGCCTCTTCCGTCTTGTTTTTAAGGTTTTCTATCTTGCCTGTACTATCTTGAACTGCTTTTGATAACGAAGATGCTTTATCGGTTAAAACACTAAGGCGAACCCCATCTTCTATAGTTGTTAAGCCTCTTTTTGCCGAAGCGTCTCTTATCTTTTTTATTTCAACTTCAACGGCTGCTAGTTCTTTTCTTGCTTTCTTCTCGGCTTGTATAGCATTTATTTTCTGCTTTGCGAAGGACTCTAGTTCCGCACTACGTAATTCAAAAATCATCTTTCTTTCTAAAGCTGCTGTAGTTAGATTTATAGCTTTCGCCAATTCTTCTTGAGATGCTTTTTCTAAGTCTAAATTTTTAAGGTGTTGTGGATATGCGTTTTGTAAAGTTTTTATTGTTTCTGCGAGTAATTCTTCTTCCACCGCAGTCCTATTTGTAATAGCTATAAGAGATTTGTATGTATATATAAGTGTGTCAAATTTAGCGACTGAATCGGCATAACTATCTTCAATACTCTTAATGGATTCCTGAAGCTTCTTTTGAGAGACCGTTAATTCGTTAGTCTTACTTATAAAATAAGAGATTGCTGTACCTACTGCTACTAGTGCTGAAACGATTATTAAAATCTTGTTTACTTTCGTAACAGCATTAAAGGCTGCCCAAGCTGATGTCAAGAGGCTCACAGCACTTGCCTGTCCAAAAAGAACGGCAGTAAGACGAAGGAAAAAGTTAGCAATTTTTATCTTTATACTTTTTGCCATTTCTAAATTAAGTAGAATCATGGACGTTTTAACTACACCTATTATTCCGGCTAATAACAACAATGGTTTTCCATGCTTTACTAATTCAGTAAACCCTTGAGTAATAAATCTTAACGGCTTTTTTACTTTGTCGTATAGAGCTAGTCCAAGTTCCGTAAAAGCAGATTTAGCTAATAAAATATCACCATGTAAAGTGTTAAGACGAATATCTTCCATCGCCTTAGCAGAACCTCCAGCAGCATACATTGCTGTACTAAAACCATCTAAAGTATGCGACATATCTACTAATGATATAACAACGTTTTTGATTCTTAAATCTAATCCAGAAAGTGCTTTGTCTTTAAATTCTTCGCCTCTTTCTTTTGCTTTTTTAAGTAACTCTACAAATTCACTCCATGTAGAAGCTGTACCACCTAATACTTTAGATAGTCTTGAGTTTTCATTTCTTATTTGTGATAATACATTTCTTAAAGCTGTACCTGCACGAGAACCATAAATACCAGTATCGGCTAGTTTAGCGAGTAACGTTGTCGTTTTTTCTATTGAGAAACCTACTGTTTTAGCAATAGGAGCTACTAGTTTCATTGATTCTTTAAATCTCTCAAGGTTCAATGCGGAACTCGTAAAACTCTTTGCCATAACATCAACAACTCTCCCAGTTTCAGAAGCGTCTAATTGAAATCCACGAATAGTAAAACCCGCAATCTCCGCAGAATTAGCTAAGTCTTCGCCAGTTGCTGCGGCTAATGATACAGTTGCAGAAGCAGCGTTCATTATCTCTTGAGTAGAGAAACCTAATCTCGCATAATTCTGTTCTAACGTAGCCACTTCGGTAGCGGTATATCTCGTAGTTTCACCAAGACGTCTTGATTCATCACTAAGTTGTTTAAATTCTTCTTCAGTCGCACCAGAAATCGCTCTTACTCCAGCCATAGTGTCTTCATACTCACGACCAAGGTTTATCATAGCTATAGTCATATTCCTAAGCTGATAAATCATAGCCGCAACACCACCAGTAGCAATCATAGTTTTAACAGCATTACCGATTCTTATCCAACCACCAGAAGCAGCATCCGTAGCTCTTCTTCCCTGCTCTTGCAATTCAGCATAATATTTAGTCGTCATCTCTTTTCTCTTTGCGAGACTAATTCCTTGTGCTATTTGCTCTTTGTGGTATTGTCGAGTTTTCCAAGCTATATAATTCTTATCTTTAAATCTTAAAACACTGTAATATTTTGCTTCGATTGCTTCTTTTTTCTTAGTAGCGGATAGAGCTCTTGCTTCAGCTTTCTTTTCAAGTGCGGTCTTAGTTACTTGGTACTTCTTTTCGAGTTCAAGTTTCTTTTGATTGTCTGCTATTATTTTACTTTCAGTAGATATTTTACCGGTAACAACTTTCTTCTTAGTCTCGGCTCTTTGTATTCTTAATTGTATTTTCTCCAATTCTTTTGCATAATCGAGGTCTGTTTTAGCGAGAATCTTATACTTATCAGCCGTAGCTTTCATTTGTTCTAGGTTACTTGAAATACGCTTTAATTTCGCTTTCTGTCGTATAACCTCTATTCTTGCTTGTCTATCTTTTTCAAGGGCTATAATCGTAGCTGTCTCTTTTTCAGCAGCTTGAGAACTTGACATAACCCCAGAAGAAACATCGAGTTTAGATTGCTTTTTAGCTATTTCAGTCATCTGAGTAGCATATTTATTTGCGAAATATATTGTTCTTTCAGCACTCTTTTTAGATACGGAGGCTTTCTTGTTAAGTGCTTGCATTTCAGCTTTAGAGTTTTTAGTCTCATGTGCTAATCGTTTATCCGATTCCGAGGTTAAGGCTTTACTTGTATCTTTATAAACCTTCTCGTACCGCTTTATAGCAGCAGCTTTCTCTTCAAAAGCTTTTATTTCTTTATCTGCATCAGTTTTATCGAAAACACTTAATTGTCCAGCAATATCAGTCTGCAATGATTTTACTTGTGTTCTAATATAATCGAAAGCACTTTTCATACCTTCTGTGTTTATATTAAAAACTATATCATGATTATTAGCCATTCGAGACCTCTATTTTTTCTTCATTTCTTCAATTTGCTTGTCTACTTCTACCCTGTACTTGTGTAAATAGAAAATGGCTTCAATTAAATCAGTATTCTCTATATTGATTATTCCGCCACCTTCTATCTTATTTAAAGCATATATTATATCTAAAACCGCTGTTAATTGGTCTACTTCGTTTGAGTCATCCTCTCCAGAATCGTGTCCATCTTTATCCCCAAACTCTTTTCCAATAGACTCTTCAGCCCTGTGGACCTCTTCAATTTGTCTAAAATATTCGCTAAAAAAAAACCTATTACTTCTATTGCACCTTCTTCCCCGAATACATCTTCAGTGTAATCCTTTTTCTCGCCTGTGATAATTACACACATTTCGTTAACGAGCGAATCTTCTACTAGTGTTATTAGCTCTGTAACGTCAAGTCTACCGTCTGCATCTTTAATCTTTGATTTGTCTACATCTCTAAGGACTTTAAAAATGTCTTTAATTTGTGCTAGTGAAATCTTCATATCTTTCTCCTCTATTAAGTTAACACCTAATATAGTAAAATTTACGATATTAATCAAGTGTTTTCTTAGATACAAAAAAGGCGAGTATTTCTACTCACCTTTAATATTGCACTATTTATCTAGTTCATTACGGTTCTGATACTACCGCTCTAACAGTAACCGAAGCATGAGTCACCCCAGCGGCAGTTCCTAGAGACAGTTCTATCACATCGTTATTTACAGCACTATGACCACTTCCACCGTCTACGAGTGCTAGAGTTTGTAATCCATCAGCACCATCTACAGAAGTTACCATAACCTTGACACCAGAGCCTGAGCCAGTACTATCCGTTTGTGATAAGATAGACCCTACATCAGCAGCTTGATAGCCATTACCAGCAGCAGTTATCTCAACAGCCTTAGTCATTCCAACTATAGAAGTCTCTCCTATAGTATGCCTAACAATCATACTTCCAACTTCAGCAGCTTCTTTCTTAGCAGTGATAGGCAGTTCCTCATAAGAGTTACCAACCGTATTAAGATTTACATCAGCAACTAAATCGGCAAGAACGTAAGTGATTCCTCTTGTCTCTTCTATGTATACAAATGTTACCTCTTCACCGTCAAGTGCAGTAGCAGCAGCATAGTTGTCGTCAGTTAATTGCATAAGTACGATTTCAATAGCAGCTTCTTTTGAAGCACCAATAGTTGAACCTTTGTTGTTTTCAATACCATCTTGTGCAGTAGTGTTAATAGCAGGCTCTGATTTACACGAACCAACCTCTTCAAATCCATCATTCTTTAATCCATCTATAGCTAATGCAGTAGTTGCATAGCCAGACATAGTGTGGCTACCCTCTTTTTTAGCGTAAATAGAAAAGAAGTTCTTTTTTACATTGCTTGTTCCCCAAGTAAAAGACATAATTTTCTCCTAATTTATACGTTTATTTTTAATTTGCCCATAGCAGCCACTACTTCGTTGTCGTTGATAACGTGTTCCATAGGCTCTATCTCGTCAATTTCTAGATTCATAGAACGACCAATACTGTGGAGCAATGCGATTGCCTTGGTGTCTACAAAATCCTGAGCTAATTCCAATGTTTCACTAGACTTTTCGTCACCGTAGTTATCAAGTCTATCAATAACAAAAAAGAAGTATTCATACTGAGCTTCAAATTGTTGTCTATTTTGAGGTATAAAAGTTGTCTTATCTATAGCAAGTAATATTGCTGGATAATTCAATACCTCATTTATATTATCTTTATACCTATGTGTAGTCTCTTTGAGTATTCCATCAGAAGAAGCATTTGCTACATAAGTAGTTTTAATGTCAAATTTATTGTTACTATTATCAACATATTTAAGTTCATGAAATCCATCATAAGTACCTAAATTCTTTATAACGAGTCCATCACCATCTGACCAGTCCAAATTCCTATCGACTGTAACAGTGGTATAACCGTCGAGGTGCGACGATTCTTCTACAGAGAGTATTCTTATATCACTTGGAAAAGAAGTGTCTGTAATGGCATTTAAAAAGGTATTTCTGTATAATATAATACTCATTTTTAATCTTTAAATATATTATTTAATCTTTGGTTTAATATGTACATATTTTTATCTATTGCGTTTTGTAGAAAGTTATCTGGGACTTTGTCGAATCCGTCTGTTGCTATCTTTCTCGCTATCCAGTAAGCCACATTTCTATACTTCCTGTCTTCTGGAACTTTTTTAAATCTACCCTTAGAGTCTCTTTCTCTCCAAGTTGGCTTTATATTCTTCTTTCTCATCCAAGCTTCAATTACATCTGAGGACGGGGCTACTGGATTACTTCTAAAACCGTGCTCTATAGTTTGTCCATATAAGAACCCTGTTTCCGGACTTCTGGCTGGTGCTGATAACATCAACCTAATACTCTTTTTTAACTTTGTTACTTTAAATACTAAGGAATTTAATAATCTCCCAGATACTACTCTTTTGTTCTTTTTAAGGTTTCTCGAAGCATCCTTTATTACAGCAATACCAAATCTCTTTAATGCTTGGTGAGCGTTCGTGTGTAGCTTTCTATCAACACTTATTAACACTCTGTTTAACTGATATTCTGGACTAAGCCTTGGATTTTGCATTTACACTTCCTATAAGCATTTCAGCGTTCCTTAAATATTTATCTCTTAATGTGTTTAACTCATCCTGACCATACGTTCTAATATTACCCTCTCCAAAATCTTCCGAGGAAATTAACACTTTCCCTGTCTCTAGCTTCTGGAATGTAAAAGTTGTGTAATATAGTATTAGCCAAGCGTGAGCAGTTTTGTAATTCTCGATTGTTTCATTGGAAAAAGTGCCAGTCTTAGTAACTGTATGACTTCCAAGAATATCGAAGGTGCTATCATCATTAATACTTAAAACTTCAAAGTAACCATCGTAAATATTAGTACCGTCAATATAAATCATATCGTATAAAGATACATCTTTAATATTACTAATCTCTACTTTTATTCTGAAAGCTACATCACTATCTGTTACTGCTAGAATATTCTGATTGGTTGAGGAATTCATGTATCGCATAAATGCTGGAGCTAACAATCTCTTTCTAAGTTCTAATGTAGCAGGTTTAAGGGCATTGTTAATTTCACCCTCATACTTCTCATCAAAAATAAATAGTTTCTTAGCTATGTCTAATACATCCATTAAAAGTTACTCCATTTGCCAAAACCTTTATAATCAGTTCTTCCAGTTATAGTCGCTATTGCTGTTTTTTTCTTTTGCTCTTTAGTATCTCCATCTGAATATATATCCGCACCGGGACCTAATATTCGAATAAGGATATTTTGAGCTCTATCTCTGTATAACCTGAAATCGCTATATTCACGACCTTTAAGGTTAGCTTCAGCTTGAGCTCTGAGCATTATAGATTCACTTACATCATCATCAAGCTCGTCATAAGCATTTGGTTTCCCATTATCTACGAATATAGACTCAACAAACTCTTTAGCTCGTGTAAGCCATTTCTGTGCTATGACGTCAGAGTCTTGAGAAAATATCCTGTAATCTTGGTCTCCGAGGTATTCAGTTCTTAATGTATTTGTATCTAATATTACTGCCATTTAATTTCCTATATGTGGTACTTATTGAAAATCTTATCTATTTGTTCTTCTGTTAGTAATTTTGAAACTTCATCTTTAATTTCGTTTAGTATGGTTCTTTTACCTTTGAGCTTGTTCTCTATAGCGTGGAACGTATTTTCTGAGTGTGTTACCCATTCTAAATTCACCGCTCTATTATCGTGCTTAATACCGTTTATGTGATTTACAACTGGGCAATTATCCGGATTAGGGATGAAAGCTTTAGCTATTAATCTATGAACACTTCGTGTTGTTTTTACTCCGTCAATAGGAAATGAAACCCTCGGATATTCTCCGCTAATACCAACTCTTAAAACCCTGCTATCCTTATTCCTTACTCTGCCTAAGTCAGAAACCTCGTAGGTTGACCCTTCATATAACTTCCATTCTTCGCCTTCAATAAAGCTCTCTTTTATCTGAGCTCCTTTATTTACTATTTCCGACGACTCTCTTTTTATCTTTTCTACTCTTAGATTTAAGATGGAACAATTTGCTCTATCTCCGTCTATGAATACTATGACCTCATCTTCTTCAATTTTCCTTGCAAAAGTATTTTGGACCAGAACATGGACATGAAAACCTTTTTTCTTACCTATTTTATTGGTTAAAACAACCCTTGCCGTGAACTCGAAATCCTGCTTTAAAATTCTACCTTTTACACGTTGAGTCCCAGACCTAGAATCCTTAACAGTTCTATCTAAACTCCTAACGTGCCCTAAATCGCTTATTTCGTAAAGAGATTCAAATCCTTCTATTCCTCTCCATTGTGAAACTTTTTCAGTATCCGGAAGCCTATAATTCTTATTAGACTCTTTTCTAGCAGCTAGCGTAGTCTCGTGTGACTTAGTAATACTAACCACCCATTTAAGATTATCAAAACGATTGTTCGTTACGATTCCATCTATATGTATAACCTTAGTCTCACGACCTTTTCTAGGGATGAAATTCTCGGCTACTAAATAACTAATCTTAAATCTTTTTTTAACTTTATTAGCATCAACCAATTTTACTTTCAAAGAACCGTCTTTTAAAACTTCAGTTACCAGAGGTTTGCTTCTCATGGTAATCTTTCGACCACCTTTCCTCATTAAAACTCTTTCTTTATTTCTTACCTGACCTAAATTACTTACTTCGTATAAAGCTTCATAACCAATAACATCTTTCCACATCTCTTCCATTTTATGCTCCTTTTCTTATTAGAATTAAGGGAGAATTTCTTCCCCCTTGTAATATAATTCTAATATAAGCAATAACTTGAAAGAAGTCAAGCCTTTTTCGGAACTAAGAACAGACTGTGACCAAAAGTGAACACAATGGTACAGGAGTTGGAAAAGGTTTTGACTGTACTAATAGCTTCTTCGCACTTGGGTCATCTTGAGAGATAACTTTAGGGAATAAACTTCTAGCCTCTAATTTCGCATTTCCATTAGCATCAAAATCGTCAATAGCTAAGAAATTCATTTTAAATGGAGCATCTTCAGCAAATAAGAATAAGTCAGTTTCAGCAATAGCAGGAACAAAAGCTCCAGTATCTAATGCGTTATAACCAGCGTCACCCATATACTCAATTTCAGTACCATTGATGTATACGGAATTCTCATTAATCTTTAAGTCAACTTTTGTAGGATTAGTGTCTACATCTTTCATTAAACCAACTAAAGTATAAAATGCTTTCGTTCCAGCTAAGATACCGATTTTTCTTCCATATCTAGTTTCGTTTCTAATCTTGTTTTTAAGAACAAGTAAGTCTTCGAATACATTTTCTATAGTTGCAGTACCGTCCCATAATCCACCAGATAGTGCGGGAGCAGTAATTAGGTTACCAAAATCAACTTTATAATTTCCAAGGTCTCCCTCGTAAATCTTAATTGAATAATCAATTTTACCAGTCATAGCTTGGCAACATAAAGCTTCAACTGTATTAAATACAGAGTCTCTTAAAAGACCTAGCTTATCAGACATCCAAGAGTCAAGTGAATCTACATTAGAAATCATATTAAGATTTAAAAAATCACTTGCCTTTAAGATTGTATTGATTGCGATTGGTTGTGGTTCAAATAGAGAAGATTGGTCGTCTCCGTCATATATTGCTATAGAGGCATTACCTCTTTTTATCAAAGGAACATTTGTTGAGTTCTCAGTGAAAGTTTTTCTTGAGATAAATGGTAGTGGATGCTGCTTAGTATCACTAAAAACTCTATGCCAGATTGGCGTTCTAACTGGCTTTGAATCTTTAAGAAGTTGTGCAACACTCTCAGGTGTGAAATATCTCGAAATATCTACTGTTACAGACATTATAGTCTCCTTATGTTAAATTACCATAGAATTAATCTATGTATAAACCTCTATCTCTTGCAGCACCAATAGTTTCCGTAGAGATAATTTCTTTATTTGTTATAACCGCTGAAGCTCCTGTATCAGAAAAAATCTTCTGATTAGCTAATGCAGTCCCACCTTGAGCCTTAGTAAAAGCTCCAAAAATATAAACACTTACAAATCCAGAGTCTTCTCCAGCAATATTTAGTGCTTGTCCATCGTACTTCTCTGCTACGATACCTTCAATTTTTACCGGTAAAGTTGCGTGTGATACATCTCCGTCTACATATTTTCTTAATTTGCCAGTAGTAAAATCGAAGCATACTAATTGTCCTTCTTCAAATATTGCCGCATCAGCAGTACCAGCAGTTGCAGGTCCAGCGTAACTTTGTATTCTATAAGGAAACGACAAACTAGCAAGCACATCGTCATGTTTTTCAGTGTAAGAACCAACGAATCCGTTTAATTCAGCCATCTTTGTTCTCCTGTTTCTTATTTAGTTAAAGTTTGTTATCATAGTGAATATGATTGTTATATCTATTGTAGTATGTAATATAAGGATTACTATCAAAGAAGTCAATATAAATCTTGCTACTGACTAACCTTGTATACTTCGATGAAGTTTAGGTCTCGGTATTTGTATAATAGTAGTTTTTTTTTCAGCTTGTAAATCGGGTCTAAGAACTTAGGCGAGCCCTTTACATCTTCTACTATTTCTCTGCATTGTCCTATGTCATAGTATTTAAAATCCGCAAAGTATGCTATCTCTCGTATAGCCTTCCCTTCTGAATCTCGATATTTCTCTTGTAATATGTATTTCGGTTGTAGTTCTATGTTCCGAATAAATCCGAATTTCTCTCGCTGTTTCAACTCTAAATACCGAGCCGATTCTTTTAAACTATCAAATTTAATCCCGTCTACTGTAGTCTTCTTATTGCCGTATTTATTATACTTCTTTCCGAACGCCATGTATCTCTCCTAGTAAGTCCATATTAAAAAGTTCTCTTTAACATCGCTCATGTCTACGTGAATGAAATTACTCGCTATTCCTATTCTTGTAAGACCTACTTCTATTAGCGATGTGAGTATCTTATATCTAATATAGCTACTTTCAGCCCTAATGTCAACAGCTAATCCTTTTGTGTGCTCACTATTAGGTTTTCCACCTTCGTTCTCATTGTGAATAGGGCATCTGAAACCTGATGTTATATAGAAAGGAACGTTTGCTATATGTCTGGCTTCGTTAAGTTTCTGCTCGAAAGATAGATTTATATTACCTCCAGAACACTGCCCACATTTACACTTAAATTCTGATTCTTTAAAATATTTTTTCATAATACTCCAAGCTTTCTATGTTTTTTAAATTCTATTAAAAATTCTCTAAAAGTATATCCGTTGTTGTAATATTTCTCTTTAGCATTCTTGATTTTAACTCTCAATTCTTCTTTAGAAATTGTCACCCTCAACTACTGTTTGTATATATCTTTTATTTAAAGTCGCATTTGTTTCTTCTGCTGTTGCCATTAATTTATTATGCTCTTCTGTTGATAACCCCGAGCCACTCGTAACTTCAATAGCTTGAGCCGCAATAGGAGTCTCTAAGAATACTTGACTAGCATAATTACCAATAGTAGGAACAAATGGATTTCCACCACCTTGAACAAGTAAGTTGCCCGTAACAATAGTAAGCCCATCTGCTTCTTGCGGTCTAACTTTCCATCCATTTTCTAAATAAATATATAGAGCTACCGGTGCAACTCCACCTATTTGTGAAAAGGCTGGGAAATATTTTAGGTTATCAGTAGAAGTTGACCAATCAACCCATCTACTCCATATTTCAGAAGCAGATGTGTTAAATGTGTCTAAAGTAACTATTTTACTTACAGTGTCAAATGTTATAGCCATTTGGATTCCTATTATATTGTACCTATTATACTAAGTAGCCCCTGTCAGTCTCCGCTACTAAACTAATTGCAATAGCTTTACTTCTAGTTAAAATTCCTGTACCAACTGCATACTTACTACCATTAGGTCTTATACCTACTAGAGTAACTGGCTTATCAGTACCAGCAGTACCGCCAATAGTATCTCCATCCCAATCAAAAGTAAAACTCACAGTTCCACTTGAAATAGTTCCGGTAATAGGATTTCCACTTGCGTCTTCAACCGTTAAAGCACCAGCTTCACCAAAGTCATCACCAGCTCCCGGTCCTGTAGTAAACATTAATCTGTAACTAGACCCAGCTCCTATCATGACAGTATTGAAGTTTAAGTCACCAGCAGCTTCATAAGGGTTTTCTCTTACAACATTTCCAGTATCTCTAAATTTAACACTATTTGAATATGCTGAAGGGATATTGTCTATATAAACACCTTGGGTACATTCTAAAATTGACCCAGTGAAATATAATAAACTGTCCGCAGTCTTACCAATTACAGTTCCAACACCCTCGTCTATATCGGCACTTTGTCTAAGCAGGTATTGAACCTTTGTGTATATTTGCTGAAGAGTAGCATTATTCCCGTCAATAACTACATCGAAATCCCTACTAACTCCACCAACTAATCTTGTAGTTGCCCCGTAAGTAACAAGAACATCATCGTAAGGAACATTAGTCATATTTCCATCTGTTTCTACAATATCAAGGTCATCTTCATTAGACAATAGCATATTAACAATATAAGCGTTTGTAGCAGTCTTACCAGTATCGGCAAGAATACTATCCTTATACTTTTTTTGATATTCTCTTACATAGCCTTTGAAATAACTCCTATTGTCGAAATCTGTAGTTGTAGCATCTTCTCCACTATCTCCAAACACCTGTATCATTTCATTACATTGGTCATCGTAAGTAAAATCAGCAGCAGCACCACCAGATATTTTCTGGTAATACAGTTGAGCTCCAGAGTTTACACTACCCAACCCTACAATACCTGCATATACTCTACCTAGACCACCGGTATTATTATACTCCTCGCAACCACCATCTCGCATATAAGTTCTAACAGTGTCATTAAGAAGTTTCCATCCATTAGCGTTACCACCCGCGTCAATTCCCATCTGGTATTGACCAGACAGAGCATCAATAGTATTCATTGGGAATGGACTATCTTGATATGTTGCAGTAGCCCATAAATCTACAAGCTTTGAATACAAGGCTTGCCATGAAACTCCATCC